CCGCAGCACGGCTGCAAAAAGGGCTTTGCCCGATAGGTCTCTAATGCTCCGCCGCCTTTCAGTTTGCAGGCAGTGTCAAGTGTTACCCATTCGGGAAGGTTGTTGAAAAAATCTTTTTGCTCTTCAATCTCTCTGTTTTCTTTTATGAGCGCGATTACCTGCGAAATTTTTAAATCCAGCACTTGAAATTGATAATCTTTTTCGTTCATAGTCCGTACCTCATTTTTGCGGCTGCTTTGCGGGTTTGTACCCATATTGCAGTAGCGACAAAATTTCCCTGTATTGTTGCCGGATGTCCGTGCCGGTTTTTGAGTGTTTTCCAAAAACTTACACCGGAAATGCCGGTTTCGATGTTTGCGATAAAAAAACTTTTGTAAAATAAGCCGTTGATATACAGCGGTTCTCGTTTTCCTTTTCTCATAGCAAAAAAAGACGGCTTACCGTTTCGCAGTTAGTCTTACGCTGTCGGCCCCGTGCCGTCCGGCTATTCCTTGCTTTATATAGAAGACGGTAAAACCGGCTTTATCCTATTGGAACTGCGGCAGGTTCTGTTGCAACGTGTCTAGGTAGTGGCACAAAATCGTGCTGTTGTTGAGCTAGTTCTTTTTTTACAGCACTTTCCGCCATTACAGAGAAACGCACGTGTGAAATAATTGAGTTTTTTGTTTCTTTTGACAATTTTTTAAACATTGTCATTAACTCTTTTTCCTGTTTTCCCATCAGTATTGCTCCTTCTGCTATCTAACAGCCATATTATGACATTAAATAGCTTATGTCAATAGAAAATGCTATTAAATAGCATAAAAATGTTGATTTGTTTTTTATTTTACGATATGCTGATGTTATGAATACGTTACAAGAAAGAATTAAGCTTCTTAGAACCTCTTTGGGGTTAAATCAAAAAGAATTTGCTGAAAAAATAGGATTAAAACGTTCTGCTTTATCACTTATTGAGATCGGCAAAAATCCTCTTACGGAGCAAAATATTAAACTGATATGTTTGGTGTTTGATGTTTCAAGAGAGTGGTTGGAATTGGGTGTCGGTGAAATGTTCGTTTCTGAAACTCCGGAAGATAGGGAGTTTCTGGAATTATACCGGCGACTAACACCGGAAATGCAAGACGTGATTTTTGAACACGTCAAAACTTTAGCAGAAGCCGAAAAACGGCAAAGGCAGGAGGCAGAAAAATGACAGTTAAAGAGATTGCGGAATTGTGCGGGGTCGAAGATCGTACCGTGCGGAATTGGTGTCATGGAGAAAGATTTCTTAAGGAAAATTTTTCCTTAAGAAATGCTATTGTTGAGAAACTTTCAAACGGTTCGCCGGAAGTACCGGCTGACTTTTCGCTTGAAGAAACGCTGGCTATTATCCGGGATGGCGGTAAAAATGAGACGTTGGCGGCACTGCTTGAAGAAACGCAAAATTTGGAAACGGCGCTGCAAAGTACGGTTGGATCAAGCCTTTTGCCATTAAATTTTAAGGGTCGTACTGTTAGAACGGTAATGATCGGAAATATGCCGTGGTTTGTTGCAAAGGATGTTTGTGCAGCATTGGAATTAACAAATCCTACTGAAGCGTTAAAGGCTTTAGACGATGATGAAAGGGGTTCCCTAAGAATCTCTGAGGGAACCTCTCTTAAAGGCGGTAATCCAAATATGAACATTATCAATGAATCCGGCTTGTATACGCTTATTATGCGGTCGAATAAGCCGGAGGCACGGCGGTTCCGTAAATGGGTTACTTCCGAGGTTTTACCGAGTATCCGTGCAACGGGGCAATATACCATACCTCAACTGGTTGAAAACCGGCTTGCAGCTATGGAAAAAATGCTTGTTGATAACGCAAGCCGGGGTGAAGAAATCATAAAAGAGCTTGCGGTTATGAAGGATCAGTTTGAAACAATGGATGTGCTCCAGAGGGATCAATTATTCGAGATACAGCAAGAAATTGACGGATTGAAAGGTGTTAAAGAGGTTGTAAGTGACTTAAATGCTGCGCGGAAAGAAGTTAAGGAGAAAGACCGCTATTTCCAGCTGGACGAAGACATTGCGACATTTTTCAAAAATCACATTGCAACGGATGTGCTGCCGATGACGTGTACAAAGGTTATCGATTTATGGGATTTATTTCATTACGACTATGACAATAAATACAAGAAAGCGGAATTTTTAGAGCGTTTTAAAATGCTTTATCCGCAATTTACGTTGTTCAAGCGCAAGAATGTCTATGTTTTTGAAGGCTTC